CACAACGTATCTATAACGTCACCGGCAAATAATAACGTCCTAGCCTATGATTCGGCGACGTCACTCTGGAAGAACGAAACCGCCGCACAAGCCGGACTCTCGGTCGTGGGCCACGTTCATTCGGGCACGGATATTACTTCCGGGGCGCTCGATATCGCGAGGGGCGGTACGGGTGGGACTACGGGTTCGGGATGGATACCAATAACGCCTACTTCTGTTACAGGTGGCGGGACGCGCACTATAAACGCGGACGGGTCGGTAACTCTAACGTCGGCTACTAACGTGGTCTTCAATGGAGTATTCACTTCGGCTTACCGAAACTATAAAGTAATCTTCACAAGTTCCGGTTCATCGAACACACCGAACTACATTCTTCTAAGGTTCGCTTCCGGAGGAACGGTAAATACTACGACTAACTATCAATACGTCAACTGGTACATTCAAGCCACCGGGGGAACGGCGTCGAGCGCTGCCGGTAACCCAAACGCAAACCTACAGACTTCGGCTGCGGTCGCGTACGCGCAGGACTTAGAAATGACTTTCTACGCGCCACAACTCAGCAGGAGTACCAACGTCTATTTTACTTCGGTATATAACTACACGAACTTCTGGGGCGAGGTTTACTTCGCGGCGACGACGGCGTTCGACGGATTCCAACTTCTGAACAATACTTACGGCGGGGTGGTGCGAATCTATGGACTTCTCTAAAAAGAATGAGACCGGATTCTTCGGGCCGACGTATGAAGAATGGCAAGCCCAACTAGAAGCCGAAGCCCTAAAGCGAGAAGCCGCGCGGAACTCGGCGTCGGCGAAACTCGCGAAGCTTGGTCTAACCCCGGACGAGATTCAGTCCCTACTCCCCTAATAGAAGGAAAAGAAAATGGCCCAGACGTCCTACCCGTTCGACTCGACGGACACTACCGAAGCCCAGTATTCGCAACTATTCCGCCGCCTGAACACGACGGGAGTCGCGGGAACTCCGGGGGACTCGAACGTAAAAGCGACCGGCGACTCGTCCGGCATGAACGCTAAAGTCTCTGCGGGCTTCGCTATGGTTCGCGGTCACTTCTATAAGAACGACGCCATCGAGACGCTCACGATCTCGGCGGCGAACGCGACGAACCCACGCCGCGACTTGGTCGTTCTGAGACTGAACCCTACGGCGAACTCAATCGTCCTCGCGGTCGTCACGGGTACGCCCGGCGCTTCGCCATCTGATCCGACACTTACCCAGACGGACGAGGGGACTTACGAGTTCCCTATCGCCCGCGTAAACGTTGCCGCGGGTGCGACCACTATTAGCGCCGGTAACGTCGAAGACCTTCGCCAGTTCATGGGCGCACCATTCGGGCGATGGACTACGGCGCTCCGCCCCGCGTCACCCGAAAAGGGTCTCGCCGGATTCAACACGACCACTAACACGGCGGAAGTGTGGAACGGTTCGGCATGGGCAGACATTCTTCCCGCGTCCGTCCCTGCGTCCGTCATCTCGGCAGCCGAACAAGCTAACATCGCGGCGGGTAAAATCCGTCCCGGTGGAGATTACACGGCGACCGCTCTCCGCGTCTTCGTACAATCCGGGACGCCTACGGGCGCGGTCACGAACGAACTCTGGTTCTGGTAGGCCCATAAATGGCTAGAGCAGAAGGTACATTCTCTGGGCGGTCTCAGTTCCGCCTAATCATTGACACTAGCGAAGCGAGCGTAAATACCGCTAACAATACGTCCGCCATCTCGTGGGTTGTATATATCTACATGGACGTCGCAAGTGCGTCTTACTCTGGCGGCCCTTCGTCGTGGTCGGCTTCCATAAACGGGGTTAGCGTCGGTAGCGGGAACTATACGTACGACTTCCGGGGACAATCCGCCGGATATTCGCAAACACTCGGTAGCGGAACGTACACCTATACCCATCTCTCAAACGGTACGGGCAACCCCGCGATTGCGGCGTCCTCTACCGCCGACAGTCCGTTAGGTAGCGCGAGCGGTTCTAGCACTCAGCCCGTAACGGATATTGCTAGGCCGCCACAAGCGCCTAGCACGTCCCCTTCAGTATCTAGAACTACTAACGGTTCGACTATGACGATTACGTCGTCGGTTGCCCCGGATGCCACGGGAAGCCCCGCGCCCCCGGCGATTACGAACTATAAGTACCGCTATAGCGTAAATAACGCTTCGTGGACTGAAGTAACCGGCATGGGAACGGATCGCGTAGACACGTTCGGGCCTACGTCCCCGATTACCGTATCGACGACTCAGGTCTACTACTTCCAGACGGCAGCGACGAACTCGGAAGGCTTCGGGGCGTGGTCGGCGTCTGCTACTTCGTTCGGAGTGCCGAGTGCGCCGAGTTCGATTAGTACGACGAAGGTCGCGCGAGACGTTACTATCACGGTCGGAACTCCGACGACTAACGGCGGGTCTCCGATTACGGGATACTTCGTCCAGTATTCGACGAACGGCGGGAGCAGTTGGTCTACCGCTCAGGCGATGACGGCCCAGTCGTACACCTACGCGGGTCTAACCGCCGGGCTAACTTATCGCTTCCGCGCGTACGCTACGAACGTTACAGGGAATAGCGACTACGCGACCGCGGCCGACCTATTCCTCGCCGCGGGCGGGAAGCGTTACGACGGCACGACTTGGAACTCGACTTCTACGGCGAAAAGGTTCGACGGCACGACATGGGTAGACCTAACAATCGCGAAAAGGTTCAACGGTACGACATGGGTAGACCTATCGTGACCGAAGAACACATTCCGCCGTGGGCCGTAGAAGTAACCCGCCAAGTAACGATTCTGAACGAACGCCTTCCGACGCATATCGACTGGACGGAACGGAACATCAAAGACCACGAGAACCGACTTCGCCAGATGGAGAAGTTTATCTGGGTAGCGATGGGAGCGTCTTCGGCTCTCGGCGGTACGATCGGCGCTCTTATTACGAAGATGACGGCAGGAGGCTAACCGTGAAGAAGGAAACAGAAGTCGAGCAGGTCGAGAGTGACCCCGTAGAGACTGTAGAAGCGCCCGTAGAGAGCGTAAAGGTGGTGGGTAAGACGAAGTCCGGCGGTAAAGAAGTTATCGTCTCTAACGGCGATTCTTGGCGGTCGCTCGCCGACCGTTACGCACCGAAGGGCGCGAAGGTAAACGAGTTCGCCGCGATGCTCTGCGAAGCGAATCTCTGCGCCCCGCTCCGCGAAGGCGCTCGAATCGTCATTCCCGGCGGCGAGTAATGGGGATGCCTAACCCGTTCGCGGGATACCCAATCTCGGACGACTGGGCGGCGCACCGTGCCCGCGGTTCTCTCGGCGGTACGGACTGGGCGACCCCGGTCGGTACTCCGATTTACGCGCCGAACCCCGGCGAAGTGCGTTACGAATATGGGAACGGTTCGGGCGGATACATTATCTCGCTATCGCTCGCGAACTCGCCGGGCTACGTTCTCCAGTTCCTCCATTGCTCCGCGTTCGCGGGAAGTAACCGTTACGTCTCCGAAGGTGAACTAATCGGATACACGGGCGGCGCTAAGAACGCCCCCGGTTCGGGGTCATCGACCGGGCCACACGTTCACGTTCACCTTGTAGACCCGAACGGAGTCCGCGAGGACGTTATGCCGTGGTTCGCAAGTTCTAGCCCCGCGTCGAACGGTCTCCGCGTAGACGGCGACTTCGGCCCGGCGACGAAGAAGGCTCTCCAGTCGATCCTCGGCGTAAAGGCAGACGGCGACTTTGGCCCGGCTAGTACGAAGGCTCTCCAGACATTCCTCGGCATTACCGCCGACGGGTCATGGGGAAGAATCACGACTACCGCGCTTCAGGGGTTCTTAGGAGTCCCGGCGGATGGAGACTTCGGTCGGCAGACTGTAACCGCGCTTCAGCAGAGCCTAAACGCCGGGACGTTCGTAAAGCCGGTCGTCGAGCCGGTAAAGCCCGCACCCGTAAAGCCCGAACCGGTAAAGCCCGCACCCGTAAAACCTAAGCCCGTAAAACCGTCGCGACCGCGACCCAACCCAGTACAGGAGAAACCGACTATGCCATCGAAGCCCACGGCAGCCGAGACCGAGTCTCAACATTCAGCCATCGCAGGAGTTCCCCACGCGAACCTCGGCGTAATCATCCCGAACGCGAAGGGCCGCAAGTGGGCGTACTTCGGTTACGCGCTTCTAAGCTTGGTCGTATCGAATACGGCGGTCGGATTCGCTTCGGCGGAGATTGCCTTCCCCGTATGGCTCACGGTCTCCCTCGCGATTGTCGCTAACCTCGCTCCGGCGTTCTCCGCTATCGCTATCGGGAACGTGAAGAAGTGACGGAGCGCGAGAACGTAGGCCCGTACTCCGTCCCGGTCGATCCTATGGACTTCCTTCAATGCGACTCTTGCCAGTAACGTTTAGTCCCTAACTAAACACTCTCTAAATATCCCCCGGTCTCATGTCGAGATTCGGGGGATATTTTTTTTCGAAAAAGTGCTAAATGAACTTGACACGGGTTTACCGGGGGAGGAGAATCGACTTATCGAACGGGACGTACCCGTCGCAGAGAGGCAAAAATGATTACCGAAAAGTTTGAAATCAACTACAACCAAGCATACGACTACGGCTTCCGCTACTTCGATACCTTCCTCGGTTGTAAGGTCGCATTCTCGACTTACGAGGGCGAGACCCTTATCGGGACTATCGCCGAAGATAAGACCGGATTCGGGCGTAAGTTCGACTACATCGACGCAGACGGTCGCGAGACGCATATCCGTCTCGTAATCAAGTTCGACGATGGCAAGTGGGCGATGCTCCCCGCCGTTCTGGACATTATCCAGAAGTAATTCCATGAACTAACTAAGGTCGGCTTAGTTAGAGAACCCCCGTTCTTCATCTGGAGAGGAGCGGGGGTTCTTCGCGTTGTCTGACACTCCCGAACCCGCATAACCCTAGATAAACGCTTGAAGGTTTACGCTAAAGGGGAACGGGCGGAAGGAGAACGTTATGCCCTGCGTAATCGTAAACACTATTAGCGAACTAGCAGAACCCGAGCGAACCGTCCTAAGCGAACTCGTCGCATCCCATCGAAGCGCCCAGAAGATAGCGTCCGCACTACGCGCGTCTGGTCTAAACGGTTCTGCTTCGTCCATCCGTAACCATAGACGCCTAGAGTGCGTCTGTATCCCGAAGGGGGCATAATGCCCGAATCACCATTAGAACGACTCCTCGCCGTGGGACTGAACGGCCCGGCGGCAGAAGTAAAGCGCGGGAAGAAACACGTCCACCCGGCAGGATGGACTCCCGGCGTAACCATTACCACTTCCGGCGGGGCGCTCGTCACCGATCCACGAGAAGCGCAGCCCGAAGATTGGGATACGCTCCTCGCCGAACTCCTCCCGCCGGGAATGAACGCCGAAGACTTCTCCGTAGACGGTGAGACCGTCGAAGTTCGCGCGTGGGATTCTGGAGACGGAGAAGGTGGGACTAAGCGTCTCTACTACTTCAAGGCCCGCATTCGTCGTCGCGGAGTTATCGGTGAACGGGTAAATCTGGACGACATTATCGCGACCGTCACGGGGCGGAAACTCCCAAAGGTAAACCGGGCAGACGGCGAGCGCGTCTACTTCCTCCAGATAACCGACCTACAGTCCGGGCAAGCGGACGGGCGCGGGGTGGAAGGCATGGTCGAAAAAGTTCTCCAACTCGGCGACTTAGCGCTCGACGATCTCGACCGACTGAAGAAGCAGGGGTCACCCGCCGACGCTATCTTCGTCCCAGTGACTGGAGACCTAGTCGAAGGAATCTCCGGGTGGTATGAGACCCAGACGTTTAGCGTCACGCTCGACCGGCGCGACCAAGTAAAACTCGTCCGCCGACTCCTAACCGAGTTCCTCCTAAAGCTTGCTACCGCGGGCCTACCGATTCACGTCGCCGCCGTACCCGGTAACCACGGGGAGAACCGGCAGAACGGAAAAGCGTATACGACTCTCGGCGATAACGACGACGTCGCGGTCATCGAGCAGATAGCCGAAGCGTTCCATCTCGCCGGGTACGACTCGGTCACGTTCTCGCTCCCCGATAAGGAACGTCTCTCGCTCACCGTCGAAGTTCTGGGTAATGTCGTCGGACTCACTCACGGGCATATTGCCCGTGGCGGTACGGGCGTCGAAGGAAGAATCCTCTCATGGTTTAAGTCTATGGCGGCCACCCGCGACCCTATCGGCGACGCCGACATTCTGTTTACGGGTCATTACCACCATGCCCGTTATCAGCAACTCGTCGGCGACACGGTATGGATTCAGGGGGGCGCTCTCTGCGATGCGTCCGCGTGGTTCTCACAATCTGCGGGACTGGTCTCCGACCCGGTCGTAATGAAGGGAACGATTACGCGCGACGGCATCGAATACGTTCTCCCGCATTCGTGGCAGCGTACGACTCATAAGACCCGCGAGATGCGATGATTCTCGACGATGAACTAGTCCTAGCGAAGCGTATAAGTGTGAGCGTCGGTTCTAAGTGGTCGGCGGTCGAGATAGACGATCTCACGTCCGAACTTATTCTCTGGTTGTACGCTCACGCGGACACGGTAAAGCGTTACCGACTGGAGGATGGCGGGCGCGGGAAACTATTCGTCGCTCTCCGGCGTACCGCAGGGCGTTATTGTGTGAAGGCTCAGGAAGCGCGAACGGGCGGCCCGTTAGAGACCGACGCCCCATATTCGACGGCCCAGATAGAAAGGGCGATACCGTATATCTTCGAGTCCGTCCCGGAGACGACCGTCTTCGAACAGTACGGGAAGCCCGTCGGCGTCTACCCGGCAGACCGGGGAAAAGTGCGGGCTATCCTGCTCGATATCTCGATGGCATACGACGCACTCCCGCCAGAGCATAAGACCGTCCTAACTTTACGATTTAGGGACGGGCTAACCTATACGGATATAGGCGCTCTAACGGGAGTAAGTGACGTCGCCGCGAGAGGACGGGTTATACGCGCTCTCGAACGGATTCGGGATTATTTATCCGGCGTCGAATAGTCTTCCGATCGGCGGGGTTCATTCCTCCCCATACGCCGTGGACTTCTCCGTTCGTAATGGCATAGTCCCCGCATAGGTTACGGACTGGACAGTCTGAACAGAGCGACTTCGCGTACTTCATTAGGACTAGGAAGCCGGGGACGTCTTCATCGACGAAGTAAATATCCGGCGCGGAGTGGCAGGGGACGACGCCCACTTCGGCGATAGCGTCGGAGAGTTCTACGAATGTAGTCATAGTCCGAGAACCTTCCCTACGAAGTTACACGTCCGGCATAAGTCATACCCCCGAAAAGTGGTAAAGCCCATCCCGGCGGCGAAGTCTGCCATCTCCTGCTCCGTCTCAAGGTGTGGGCGGGGCGTCTCCGACGTCCGAAGAATGTCTTCCGTGGTAAGTAGGCATCGGTCGCACCTAATCTCGTACGCGTTCTTCTGCGTAAATAATTTCGCCATGTCTTCCTCTCAAGTTGCGCGAGTGTCGGTCTATCCGACTATCATCGACCATAAGGTACAACGCCGTAAAATACAAAGCCCCCGGATATTCGAGGGGGCGAATAGCATCGGGGGCTTCGGTCATCCGAGAGAGAGGAGCGTCGGATGACGTCTCATAATCTAGCAGAAAACACTAAGGCCCGATTCTTAGCAAAGCTTGAGAACGGGTCGGAAGAATGGCTCGACGTTCGAGGCCGCGGTATCGGCGGTTCGGAAGTAGGAACGATCCTCGGGGTCAATCCGTGGGAGTCGCCGTACACGTTATGGGCAAAGAAGACGGGCCGTATCGACCGCTCTATTCCTGCGAATGAAGCGATGGAGTGGGGCAACCGTTTAGAGCCGGTCGTTATCGACAAGTTCGAAGACGAGCATCCAGACCTAACTATTCTTCGTAACGTGGGGACGTGGTCTCACGCCGACCGCGAGTGGCAGATTGCCAACCCGGACGCTATCTTCGTAACCCCGTCCGGAGACTTCGGCATTATCGAAGTGAAGACCGCCCAGTATGAAGACGGGTGGAGCGAGGGCGTCCCGGCGCACTACGAAGCGCAAGTCCAATGGTATCTCCAGACGTTCGGCTTCGACCGCGCGTACGTTATCGTCCTATTCCACGGCAACCGTTACGCAGAGTTCGAGATTCTCGCGGACGCCGTCTATCAGGAACGCGCCCTAAAGCTTGTAACCGAGTTCCGCGAATATGTCGTAGGTGACATATCGCCGGAGTTCGACGGGGCGCGTAACACTTACGAGACCGTCCGTAAAGTTCACCCCCAGATTGAAGATACGGAGACCGAGATCGGATGGCTAGGGGTGGAATACTTCTCCGCCGACGAAGCATATCGCGCAGCCGAAGCGGAAGTCCTAAAAACTAAGTCGCTTATTCTCGACGCGATGGGTTCTTCTAAGCGTGGTCTTGTAGATGGGGAGTGGGTATTCTCTCGGCAGGCCCGCGGGACCGGAGACCCCTTCCTAGTAGTGAAGCGGGGTTAGCCATGAAGCACGTTGTAATGTTTAGTGGCGGTATCGGTTCGTACATGACCGCGAAGCGAGTAGTCGAACGCTACGGATCGGAAGACGTCATCCTTCTATTCTCAGACGTAAAGGGCGAATCTGAGAATCCGCATATCGGGGAAGACGAAGACACTTACCGATTCATCGAAGAAGCAGCGACCCTTCTCGGCGCTGAACTCGTAAAGCTTGTAGACGGTCGTAATATCTGGGAAGTGTTCAAAGATAAACGGTTCTTAGGTAACTCTCGTCTCGCTCCATGCTCTCACGAACTAAAACAGAAGCCCGCGAAGAAGTGGATTCACGAAAACGTCACGCCGGAGGACTCCGTAATCTATGTCGGCATCGACTGGACGGAGAAGCATCGCATGAACGCCGTTATCGCCGGGTACGCGCCCTATAAAGTCGAAGCGCCACTATGCGCCGCGCCTTATCTAAAGAAGGACGAGATGATTCGTCTTGCCGAACTCGAAGGGCTTCGACCGCCACGGCTCTACGCCTACGGGTTCAAACATAACAATTGCGGGGGCGGATGCGTCCGCGCGGGCCAAGCCCAGTTCCGCCACCTGCTCGAAGTTATGCCGGAGCGCTTCGCTGAGTGGGAAAAGCAGGAGGAGAAGATTCAGGACTTCTTAGGCGTCCCAGTAACTATTCTTAGCCGATCCGTAAAAGGGCAGAAGACGCCGTTCTCGCTCACCGAGTTACGGGAAGCGGCGGAGCAGAATCCCGCGCTAATCGACATGAGCGATACCGGCGTCGAGTGTAATTGTACGTCGTCGTGGTTCGCCGAAGCAGATAATGAGTAACCGGCTAAAAGTTGGTTCGCTATTCTCAGGCTATGGCGGTCTAGATATGGCGGTCTCCGAAGTCTTCGACGCCGACGTCGCATGGCATTGCGAATACGACGAAGCCCCGGCGCGGATTCTCGAACATAACTACCCCGGCATCCCGAACTATCGGGACGTAACAACCGTCGACTGGGCGAATATCGAACCGGTAGACATTCTTACGGGGGGCTTTCCCTGCCAAGACCTTAGTCTCGCCGGGAAGCGAGCAGGAATGAAAGAAGGAACTAGAAGTGGACTATGGAGCGAGTTCGCCGAAGCAATCCGAGTTATCCGACCGTCTTACGTCGTTATCGAAAACGTCCGCGGACTCCTCTCTGGGGACGCCTATTGCGACGTGGAACTCTGCCCGTGGTGTATGGGAGACGCCGACGGTAAGTCTCCTTTGCGAGCACTTGGGGCCGTACTCGGAGACTTGGCAGACCTCGGGTACGATGCGGAATGGACGGGCGTACGCGCGGCCGACGCCGGAGCGCCCCATAACCGCTTCCGAGTATTTATCCTCGCCTATCCCAGACGAAGCGATGCTGAGAACCCCGTCGGCGATTGAAGGCGAGGGCGGCGCAATCCGCGAGGACGTCGCTATCGCGAAGGGCAGGATGCTACAGGTTCGAGACCAGATGGCACAACTCGCCGCCGATAACGGGCTGAAGGTATCGGACGCCCTGCTCCCTACCCCTAACACGATGGACGGTTTACCGCCCCGCGAGGGTGAAGCGTACGAACTAAACCTGCGCCGGGGCGACCCGGAAGGTTCTCGTCGCGAGATGAGCGGTAATCTCCGCGAAGTCGTAGTCCATGACATAGCCGAACCAGTCCTACTTCCCACGGTCACCACTTCGGAAGGAACGGGAGCCGGCGTACACGGAGAAGGCGGGGACAATCTTCGCACCGTCGCGGCCGACGCCATTAGATGGGGACGATTCGAGCCGGCAATCCGCCGGTGGGAAAAGGTTCTCGGTCGATCAGCGCCCGCGCCCACTATCCCAGACGGGAAAGACGAATCGCACCGTCTCTCGTCACGCTTTACCGAATGGATGATGGGTCTCCCGGACGGGTGGATTACTAACGTCGGTCTAAAGCGGAACGAAGAACTTCGGGCTTGTGGGAACGGGGTCGTCCCCGCTCAGGCGAAACTCGCCCTAACCATGCTTCTAAACGAGGGGGGGGGGGGAATGAGTAAACCGAAGGGCGCGATGCTCCCTACCCCTATGGTCTCCGACACGTTTACCGGCAACCTAAAAAGCACTCAGCAGAAAGAAGGGTCTCTCCACTCGGTGACCCTTCCGCAAGCTATAGCCATGATTCAGACGAAAAACTAGAGAGGGAATAATGACC